ATCCCGTCCTCACCCGCCTGCGCGATTTGTTCCGCATGAAACCCGGAACTGACTTCGACGCCTCCACCCACCGGGCTTGGCAAAAAAATAAAAAAAGCGCCGCCGCGCTCCCCGAGTCCGATTGGGCGCTCCTCGCGTGGGCCTACCGGCAGACCGAGGGCGACGCCGCCCGCTACCGCCGCCGCGACCCCGCCACCTTGCTGAACAACCTCCTCGCCGAAGTCCTCCGCGCCCGCGAATGGGCCAAGGCCGCCGGAGTCAACCCCACCGCCACCCGGCCCAGGCCCGCCGAGCCCGAGGGCTGGCAGGACATCATCACCTCCACCGATCCCAGCTACAACTGCACCACCTGGTTCGAGTTACCCGAAAGCCTCCGCGCCTTCGTCCGCGAGCGCGTCGCGCAAATCGAAGCCGAAAACGCCGCCGCTACCGCCGCCGCCTGACCATGACCAACCCACTACCCGAAACCTCCCTTGCCGAAAAAGCCATCCTCGGCGCGGCGTTGCAGAATGGCACCACTTCCGACAGCGTGCTCGAAGCCATCCAGCCCGAACAGCTCGTGCTGCCCGCGCACCAGATCATCCTCCGCATCATCGCCGAGTTGCGCGAGGCCGCCAAGCCCGTCGATTTCATCATCGTCACCACCGAGTTAGAGAAGCGCGGCCAGCTCGCCGAGTGCGGGGATGCCCACTACATCACCGAGCTTGGCGCCGATTTCGCCCAAGTCGCAAATTGGCGGCACTACGCCAGCGAAGTCCTCGATACCTGGAAACGCCGCAAAATGCGCGCCGCCGCCCTCGCCATGGCCGAGGCCGCGAACGACTACGCCCTCACCACCGACGATGCGCAGGAGCGTTGTGAGCAAGTCCTCTACGGCCTCCGCGACCACACCACCCGCGAGAACCCCGTCGCCCCCTGCCGCGATGCCGTCGTCGCCGCCGTCGAGCACATCGAGGCCGTTTACCACAACCGGGGCAAAACCATCGGCCTCGCCACCGGCATCCACGACCTCGACCGCTCGACCGGCGGCTTCATGGGCGGCCAGATGATCGTCGTCGCCGCCCGGCCCGCCTGCGGCAAAAGCGCGCTCGGGATGCAGTTCGCCCTTCATGCCGTCAAGGAACTCGCCGTCCCAACACTCGTCTTCTCGGTCGAAATGCCCGGGCGCGAACTCATGGTCCGCGCCATTTGCAGCGAGGCCGGTGTCAATCTCCAGCGCCTCCGCGATGGATTTTTCGACCAACGCACCCTCGCCAATGTCGCCCACATCGCCGGAGGATTGGTGAAAAGCCCCCTCTTTATCGACGAGACCCCCGGCCTCACCGTCGCCCAATTCCGCGCCCGCGCCCGCCGCGCCAAGGCCGCCCACAAGATCGGCCTCATCGTCGTGGACTACCTCCAATTCATGCACGGCAGCGGCGACGCCGCCCGCCAATCCCGCGCCCTCGAAGTCTCCGAGATCAGCAAAGCGATCAAGACCGTCGCCAAGGAACTCGACATCCCCATCGTGGCCCTCGCCCAGCTCAACCGCGACGCCGATGGCGACCACACCAAGCCGAAGCTCTCGAACCTCCGCGAGTCCGGCAGCATCGAGCAAGACGCCGACACCGTGCTCCTCATCCACCGGCTCGATAAAAACAAAAAACGCGCCGACGAGGACGCCGAGCCCATGGATCACAACACGCTCTTGATCCTCGCCAAGCAACGCAACGGCCCCACCCCCGAGATCAAACTCAACTTCATCGGCGAGCACACCGTTTTCCGAAATGTCACCGAAAAACAATACAGCAACAACATGAACCAAAGACAGAAATGAAATTAACCACAGAGAACACAGAGAACACGGAGAAACCAAGATGGATTTCAACAGATCTCGCCCTGCCCGACGACGACGCCACCGTGCTGATTCACATGGCCGATGGCGAAGTGTGGACCGGATTCCTCGATGCCGGAACCTGGCGTTATGTTTCCGGCGATAGCATTGAGGCCGAAGTCCTCCATTGGCGTCCATTTCCAGAACCACCGGAGGTTTCAAAATGACCCAACCCTACGAATGCCGAGCCTGTGGCCGCGAATGGCAGGATCACCCGGGCGTGGAGTCTTGCTGCAAGCTGGCCTCCGGGCTGGGCGAATACCTCAAGTGGGCCTTGGGCTTTGTGCATCCGCCCGAGCACGATCCGATTGCCACGCGGGATTACTACGAGGCTTTGGAGGAGGCGCGCCGGTTGGTGGTGCAAGCGAGTGGATGGAAGCGCCAGCCGTGACCTGCCCCGCCTGCCAATACCCCCGCAGCCTGGTGGTCGATAAACGCTCCGGCCAGCGCCGCCGCGAGTGCCGCCAGTGCGGGGTGCGGTGGAACACCCTCGAAATCCTCGGGCCGGGCAGCATTCAACCAAGAAAACCCATCCCCAAAAAACAAAAACCCGAGCCGGAATCATGGCTCCAGCGCATCGAAGAAAAACTCTCATGAACGCCCTCCGCGATTACATCGAAGCCTTCAAGCTCGACGAAACCTCAGTCCTCAACCTCCTCCAAGATCACGGCATCATCAGCGATGAATGCGTGCTCGCCGAGGAAGTGGGGGATTCCGGCAAGGCCATCTCCTGGCTGGAACTCAACCGCGAAAAATTGTGATTCCGCAAACACCGCACCCCGTCGTTCCCGAAATCCTCGTCGAAGGCCGCTCGCCCGATGGCCGCATTGTGCTCGTGCACGAAGGCCGCCGCGTCGCCGCCAGCGAAGAGCAATTCCTCGCCATCCACAAACAACGAGAGGAGCAGATCGCCCGCATGGCCGAAGACCCTTGGCGCTACGGGTGGCTGAATCCCGCCTGGGCCCGCGCCGATGCAGCCTTTGCCAGCCTGCGCGAGCAATTCCCCAAAGGCGTCACCGAGCTTTTGATCCTCGGCGGCAACCGCTCCGGCAAGTCCCGCTACTTCGCCCGCCGCGCCATGCAGCACCTCGTCAACAAGCCCGGCGCAAAGGTCTGGTGCCTGCAATCCACCGAAGCCGCCTCCATCCAAAACCAGCAGCCCTATTTGTGGGAATACCTCCCCGCCGAGTGGAAGCCCATTGCCAGCGGCAAACTAAAAAAAGGCGCGGTCGCCAACATCACCTATTCGCAAAAGGGAGGCTTCACCGAGAACTCCTTCGTTTTGCCGAATGGCTCCCAATGCTGGTTCAAATTCTACTCGATGGATGTCACCTCGATAGAAGGTGCCGAATTGGACTTCTGTTGGGCAGACGAGCTAGTCACACCTGATTGGTTGGAAGCTGTCCGTTTTAGGCTACTCACGCGAGATGGAGAGTTGGGCATAGGTTTCACGCCGGTGTCAGGCTACTCGACGACGGTCAAAGAATACCTCGACGGGGCCAAGACGCTGGAGGAATGCGATGCGCCGCTCTTGCCGCGCTACCGCGATGGCAAATTGATGGGCGTAGAGCAAGTGCCCCGCATCCAGCAATGCACCAGGGAAAAAGCGCGAGTGGTTTATTTCCACACTGCGGACAACCCTTTTGGCAACCCCGAGGCCATGGAAACCGAGCTGCGCGGCAGCAACCGCGAGCGAATCCTCATGCGGGCCTACGGTGTGCCGACCAAGGCGCGGATGGCGATGTTTCCTAAATTCCGCGAAAATGTGCATGTCGTCCCGCACGACAAAATTCCCAAGGAGGGAACCGTCTTCCACTTCGTCGATCCCGGCGAAGGTAAAGCGTGGGCCATGCTGTGGATTCGATTCACCCCAGACAACCGTTGTTGGATTTACCGTGAATGGCCAAACCAACTGGAATACATCGAAGGCGTCGGCTACCCCGGCCCGTGGGCTGAAGCGGATGGCAAGCTCGAAGACGGTCGCCCTGGTCCCGCCCAAAAAGCCTGCTGCTGGTTTGGTTTCAAAGAATACAAAGCCGTCATCGAAGCCGCTGAGAAGGCCGACGAAATCGCCAAGGTCGAAGAACGATGGATGGATTCTCGCTACGGGAACACGCCCACCATGACCGAAGAGGGCGTTCGCACTCTCATCGAACAATGCGACGACCGTATGGGCTTTGATTTCAAAGCCACTTCAGGCAAAGCCATCACCGAGGGCGTCGGCATCATCAACGATTGGCTCGCCTTTGACGAGGAGCGCCCACTTGGGTCCGATAACTCTCCGAGACTCTACATCAGCGAGCGTTGCCAAAACCTCATCTACGCCCTTAAAACCTGGACTGGCAAAGACGGTAAGCACGGCGCAACGAAAGACTGGATCGATGTTGTCCGCTACATCGTTCTCGCCAGAGATGTCGAATATGTGGACCCAGAATCTCTCCGCGCTCGCGGTGGGGGTTGCTACTAACTTGACAGCCTCCCCCTATAATTCCCGTATGCCACTCTTGCTCCGCCGCCGCGATGTTTTGGACCGCCTTGGCATAACGACCAAGCAACTCGACAAGCTCATCTCCACCGGCCTCATCAAGCCCGTTCGCAAACGCGGCTGCCGCTCCTGGTTCCGCGCCCGCGACCTCGAAACAATATGACCAAACGCACCGACAACATCGGCTCCCTCTCCCGCAACAAGCGGAAAGAAAAAGAGACGCACCCCGATCACAAAGGCTCCGCCACCATCGCAGGCGTGGCCTACTGGATCAGCGGATACATAAACGAATCCCGCGACGAGGGCGGCGGCAAATACTTCAAGCTCTACTTCGAGCCCAAGAAAACCGATTCCTCCGATTCGCCCGCCCCGGCGGCTTCCGCTGCCGCTTCAGAAATCGAGCCATGGTAATGAGCGCCGAAGAACTTGAAGCCGCCTGGTGCGTCTCCGCCGAGGAGCCTTGGTTCCGTGCGCTCATGAAGCGACTCGACGACCACATCGCCGACTCGCAAATTTTTGTCACCATGCCCGCGAGCGCCCAAAATCACGGCACACTCGCCAGCGCCGCCGGGCGTCTCGACGCGCTCCTCACGCTCCGCGAAGACCTCGCCGCCGCCCGAGCCGAGGCATTCGAGGCCAAGAAATAATTCCCCCCTCCGTGCCCTCCGTGTCCTCGGTGGTGAATTTATTTTCTCCCCGTTT